CGACCGGCGGCGCGACCGGCGGCGCGACCGGCGGCGCGACCGGCGGCGCGACCGGCGGCGCGACCGGCGGCGCGACGGGCATTTCTTCAACGTGCACGAGTGTGTATGCTTCACGTGATTCAGTACCCATGACTCTCAGTTTCATTCCGGCACGCACCACGATCTCTTCAGTGCCTTCACCTTCTGTACCCGGTAAGAGTGCGCGAATGTCTGCGCCAGACTTCAATTCATATTGAATCAATACTGGGACTTCTTTCGTGCGCTCAACTTTCGCCGTGTCAGCAGCTGTGTTAAGGAAGTCCTTCGCAACTTCAGATAGTGTTGACGTTGACGTGTGCAACGGTTCGACAAACTCTCCTGATGTCACGAATTTTTTTAATACCTTTGGCGGCATCGTCAATCCGCGCCACGTCGTTCCGTCAAACGTCGGCACTTTTTGAAATACCGACGACATGATTTTCCCGATAGTCTTTTTCGGGTCGCGCATGTCAGCGTAATCAAAATCACCGAATGTCCCACTCGGACCAAACGTCCAGTGTTTCTTAACTAATTTAATTTCTTCTTCAGTCAGCGCCGACTTTAGTGTGGCGGTCGGTGGCGGCACGACGGGCGGCACGATAGGCGGCACGACGGGCGGCGCGGCGACGAGCTTCCCGGCCTTCTCGAGCTGCGCGCGGTAGTACGAGTACACGCCGTTGTTGATCTTCGGGTTGTTCGGGAACGCCTCCTTCACCTCGCGGATCACCGCCTCGCGCTCCTTCCCCTCCTGGATCAGGCGCTTTGCCATCCCGGCGATCGACTCGCCGCCGGCCGACTTCTCGATCTGCTTCTCGAACACGTCGCGAACCGAAGGCGCCGCGGCGTCGAGACGGTCGACGAGCGCGCGCGCGACCAACTCGTCCCAGTTGCGACGCCCGAACCCCGGCCCGACTCCCACGGGCGCGGTGACCGACCGCCCGTCGGGGAGCTCGTGTACCTCAGTCGCCTCGTCCGGCCGCGCGTCTTCGCTCGTCTCGTCGAGCCCGTACCGGTCGAGCGACTCCTCGGTGTGCTCGGTCACCCAGCACCGGCACATGTAGTCGAGTGGCGGCGTGTGCGTGTCCCAGTACGGGTCCTCGATCGGGAGGACTACGCCGTCCATCGCGGCAGCGTGCTCCTCGCGCGTGCGGTCGTCGCCGACCGAGTTGCCTTCGAGGAACGTCCGCTCGCCGCGCTCGGCGCGCGCCTCCGCCGACTCGCGCATCTGCGCGTCCTCGCCGGCGGCGTACGCGGACGCGAGGTTCGTGCGGTAGACATTCTCGAGGCGAGACGGGATGGCGTGCTCAGTCCCGCCCCAGCCGGACCGCTCGAGGAGGTCCCCGACGTTGTTCGTGAACTCCTCGAGGCTCGTGCCGTCCTTGATGGCCCGCCCGACGTGATCGTGCACCGCCTCGAGGAGGTCGAGCTGCGTGAGCTTCGCGACCGTGAAAGCGCGCGACTCTTCGTCGGCCCAGAGGTCCTTGTAGCTCCACGTCGGGACCACGCCGAGCCCGTCGAAGTACTTGACGGCGTGTTCGAACGGGAGCGACTCGAAGCCAACCGGCCCCGGGTGCGGGTGGCGGAACTTGGGCACGCTAGTGCCTCGGCGCGTAGAAGCAGAGCGCGGCCATCGCGGCGAGCCAGGCGTAGACCCACCACCGGCGAGTCGTCGCGGCGACGTAGCCGAGCCAGCACCACCACAACACGACCGCTAGGAAGACGCTCATTGAATCGTCTCACTCTTCCGCGCCGCGGCGCGCTTGAGGAATACGCACGTCTGCATGATCCCGGAGGCGCGGTAGAGCGACTGGAGCACGAGGTCGTGGTCGGGCATCGCCGACATCATGTGGTTCACCTCGATGAGGAACAGGTTCTGGAGGTGCGCCAGCACGACGCCCTCGCACTCCTCGAGGAGCGCTTCCTCAGTCTTCATGGAGCTCGTCGCTCGTCTCGAAGTCCACCACCTCGCAGAGCGCGCTCATCACCTCTCGCTCCATGTGCTCGCGCACCGCCTCCTCGATCTGGTTCACGTCGCCCTCGTGGTACTTCGTGAACCGGTGCCAGCCGAACGACACGCCCTCCTCGACGGCGCGCGTCACCACGTCGTACGTCCTGACCTTCAGCTTCGCTCTTTTCATATCGCCTCCAGTGCTTGCTCCGGCGCCCACGTGTGTCGTCGGCGCTTGCCGAGCTTCGCCGCCCACGCGACGCAGACGAAGAACCCAGCTGTCGACCGCTTCGTGTCGACCTTGACCACCCGCCCCTCGGTGTACTGCGGGACGCTGAAATCCCGCACCGCCGACATCCTGACCCGCTGCCACCTCTTGAACTTCACGCGAGCCATCGCCGACCTCCTTCTGAGACGCGCGCGCCGGGCGCGCAGTATCTTCAGACTCTGCAAACTTTCTTGAACGCTTCAGCGTCGAAGCCAGGCGCGAACTGAAGCACCTTCTTGAACCGGCGGTAGATCATAGCGCGCGAGTTGTCCTCGCGCGGCAGTCCCGCGTTGTCATTCGGTGTCGACGCGATGACGCGAGCGATCTGCATGATCCACGTCTTGTTGCTACAGTCATATTGGAACTTCATCTGTCCTTCCCTCCTTTTTTTAGTCTACGTCGATCGAGTCCTCGTTGCGCTGCCGGAAGTACGTGAGCACGCCGTCGCGCAGCGCCTGCGACCGCGTCGTGAGCTGCCACAGCCCCTGGGCGTCCTTCTTCAGGTCGCGCTCGGGGTCGAAGCTCGCGCCGGTGAGCACCTGGCCGCGGTCGTTGTACTTCCGGTCGACGCGCTTCCCGTGCCGGTAGTGCTCGACGCCGCCCTCGACGCAGCCGAGCGGCGCCATCACGTCGCACCGCTCCGTGAGCGAGCGCGCGCGCTCCTGCCACTCGCGCAGCCAGCGGACGCCGTTCGCGCCGAGCGACTGCGGCATGCGCCGCTTGTCAAGCGCGCCGGCGAGCGCGTACGCCATGAACAGGTCGCCGCCGCCGAGCGCGCACCAGTCGATGAGCCCGCCCTGGTTGTCGAGCGCGTCGCGCCGCGCGGCCCACGCGAAGCCGGGGTGCCAGAAGCCGGCTCGCTTGCCGCCGTAGTACGACGACTCGCCGAGCGACGGCACCGCGTCGCCGCGCGCCAGGCACCACGCGAAGCCGCGCCACGAGTTGATCACCTCGTAGTTCGGCCCGATGTTGTGCGCCTCGCTGAACATCTGCACGAAGGCGTAGTGCTGCAGCTGGTGCAGCGTCTCGCCGACCCAGTCGGGTCGGCGGAAGTGCGTGTCCGCGTCGACCCACGCGAAGTAGCGCGCGTCGGGCTCGCGCGCCGCGACGTACTGGATGCAGACGTTGATGGCGTTCTCCTTCAACCACAGCTCGTGCGAGACCCTGAGGCGCAGCTCCGCGTCGTCGAGCGCGAAGGCGCGCTCGCCGAACGCCACCTCGACGGTGTGCAGCGCGGCGCCGGCGTCTCGCACGCGCTTCGCGAACTTCTGGTAGAGCGCCCACCTCGAGCGGTATCGGATCGGGTTGAACACCACCGTCATGACGTGCAGCGTCGCGGCTATCTTGTCCGGCCTCGAGAACATCCTCACCTTCCAATCACATCAGCTTTGGCGGCCCCGGCTTCGAAGGGGTCGGCGTCTTATACCTGTTCGACGACCCGCTCCACCCGCCGTCGTTCCCGGCCTGCAGGCGGATGAGCTTGGCGCGGTCGTAGTCAACGTCTTTCTTGAACTGTCCCGGCGTCTCCCCGGGCGTAACCTCTGAAGCGCGGAACGTCGGGCCGACCACGCCGTCTATCGTCGGACGGTACTTCGTCGCCACGCCGTCGTCGGGACTGCACGTGCCGGCCGCGGCGCACGCGGCCGGCGCCGGCGTCGGCTGCTCCCACGTGATCGTCCACGCGCCGGCCGGCGCGGCGAGGAAGAGTAGGCCGAGGTAGATTTGAACTACCGACCACGCCCTTATCGGGGGCGGGCTCTCCCGGACTGAGCTATCGGCCTTCAACGTGGGGCTCCGTTCGGCCCGGGGAACGGGATCACGATGCCCGACTTCGCCGGCTTCACGAGCGTCGCGTGCTCGGGACAGAGCATCGTCTGCCCGCGCATCTCCCACCCGAGCGGGAGCGCTTTGATGACTAGCTGCGGTATCGCCGCCGGCCAGCCGTTGATCGTCATCGGCGCGACGGACTCGAATACTTACCCGCAGCCCGCGCTGTCGCACCTCAGCTGCAGCTTGATCAGGAACATCACTTTCCTCCTTGCGAGAAGTAGATTCCGATCTTCTTCATCACCTCGTACGCCTCCGACGCCGAGCGCAGCGCGCGCAGCCTCATGAGCAACACGACCGCGGCCGACTCGCCTAGCTCGCCGTGGACCTCGAGCACCTTCGCGTCGCACGTGCCACAGCGGACGACGAGCCCAGTGTTCGTCGCGACTTTGCAGTCGGCGCACGTCTGGAAGGTCGGGCCGCCTATCCCGCCGAAGAACCCGGGGAAGCCCATCAGTCTTCCGTGACCCACAGCGCGAAGATGAAGACCATCAGCGCGACCCACAAGATGACCGTCACGGCAGTTTCACCTTCGCGCGCGCCGCGGCGCGCACGTTGAACCCCGCCTCAGTCAGGACGCGCTCGAACGTCGACGTGTCCATGTCGGCGACGAGCTCGTGGAGCCGCGCCTGCGCGTCGGGGAAGTCGCGCGCGTTCGCGAGGTGCGCGGCGATCTTGTGGAGCATCGGCTCGAGCGGCGGGCGCCAGTCGGCGGCGAGCCGCGCGGCGTACTCCTCCGTCTTCGCGGCCGGTCGCGCCGGCCGCTTGCGCGCGGCGTGCGCGGACTACCGGCTCATCGCCTTCTCGACCGCCGCTCGGTCGTACTCGCTCGTCAGCTCGGTGTAGGCCGGGTCGCCGCCGTCCTTGGTCGACAGCCGCGCGACGCTGTTCTTCCCGCCGCCGTCGCCGTCGCGGACGACCTCGCTCGGCGCGGCCGACTCGACGCGGCGCGCGGCGAAGTAGCGGCGGTGCGCGTGCTAGTCCACGAAGTCGGCGAGCCACCGCGTGAGCTTCACCTCGAATCCGGTTTCTTCACGCGCTTCGCGCACCGCCGCTTCCTCGAACGACTCGCCGTCTTCGACGTGCCCGCCGGGGAGCATAGTGAACTTCTCTTTCTCCGGCTTGATCGCCCACACGCCGTCGCCCTCGAGGATCACGACGCGCGCGACGCGGTCCTTCGCGGCGCTCGCGTGCGGCTGCGGTTGCCACGTGGTCGTCGGGTTCGGCGTCGGGTCGTCGGTCGTCTCGGAGTGCCGGGAGTTCACGTCGCCGCCGGGTGGCTGGTCGCCGCCCTCGTCCCCGCCGATGGTGGCGCCGCCGGGGGAGCCGGAGGTGCCGGACTGCCTGGGGGTCAGCAGCTTCTCCCCGGTCAGCGGCGCCGGGAGGCCGAGCTGGTCGCGCACCGCGTCCTGCCCGATCTCGACCCCGTGGTCGGCGGCGTTCCCGACCATCTCCATCCACATCTTGTCCGCCCCCGTCTGGATCTTGAGGATGAGCGACGGGTACCTGTCACGCGGGCCGCGGTTCAGGTCGACGAGCGGGCGGATGAGGTCGCGCGAGAGCGTCTGCGCGAGGCGCACCGCGTCCCACTGGAGGATGTCGCGGCGCACGTTCTCGTGGACCTGCGCCGCGGCGCGCGACCCCGTGCCTTGCATCTCGGTCGTGAGCGTCTGCCCGAGGACGGCCTTCGACATGGCCTCGTCGAAGTAGTGCGACGCGTCGGCATAGACCGCCACGCCGCGCGCGCCGCCGCCGCGCTGCGCCTCGAGGAGCTCGATCTTCATCGAGTCCGGGATGATCGACGCGGCGTCACTGCCGAGCTGGACGCACGCGCGCATGAGGGTGTTCTTGTCGTCGTCGGTCGCCCCCGGCGCATAGTGACCGATCCTCGCCGGCATGCCGTACCGCTCGGCGTACGTGACCCAGTCCTTGATGATGTAGTTCTTGAAGAGGTAGATCCACGCGATGGCGCGCGACAGCCCGCCGCGGATCGGCACGCCCGACTTCGCCTTCGCGATGTGCGTGATGAACTTGTACGGGATGAGCGGCGCCGTCGCCGGCTGGATCCCGATGCGCGCCATCTCCGGCGTGCGCTCGATGAGCCCGCCCATCTCGAACTTCCACCCCTCGTCCGTCCACGCGTCGACCGCACTGCCGAGCGTCTGCGAGTTGCGCCATGTGCGCACGAGCACCTGCTCGCCGGCTATCCAGTCGAACATGAACCAGCGCGGGTCGCGCCACGCGAGGCGCGTCGGGTACCAGCGCATCCCGCCGGAGCCGTCCGACCCGTCGCCCCACATGATCTCGGTGCAGGAGAACCCCTTGCCGATGGCGTCCTCGATGTCGGCGAACGTCGACTGCAGCGCGAGCCCGTCGTCGTCGAGGAGCACCTCGCGGATGAAGTCCGCGTCTTTCTTCGCCTCCGAGTCTTCGCTCGCCGGCTTGACCGTCAGCTCGAGCTGTGCGACGGTCTGCTTGCGCGTCGACAGTACGGAGAGGTAGTTGAGGTCCTTCTCTTCCATGTCGTGGAAGAGCTCGAGCGCGAGCCACGGGTCGCCCCACTCCATCTGGCGGAGGACGGCGGTCAGCCGCTCCGGGGTGAGGGCGATCGACGGGTGAGCGATCGAGTAGATGTTGCGGACGCCGTGGAACGTCGGCGCCGCCTGCGGCTCGCGGAGGAGCTCCTCCTTGACAGGCCGCCCCCACTGGTCGACTAGTTCGGGCATCACTGTCCTCCTTCGCCGAGCCGGCGGATGCCGTCGACGACTCGCCGCGCGACGTTGGAGACTTCTCGCTCGCGCGCCGCGACCGTCGCCTCGAGGAAACTGATGTACCGCTTGCACCGCTGGATGTACGCGCCAGCGAAGAAAACGCCGGCGACCGCGCCGAGACTGAAACTACCGATGAACCACAGGAACGTAATCATGCAGACTCCCTTTACTTCAGGCTCCACAGCACGTGGCCGATAACGAGTCCGGCGATGAACGGCACGATCGGCTCGCGCTGGCACACGCCGAGCGCGATGTGGCTGAGCGTCTGCGGCGCGCCGTAGAACCACCACGCGTGCGCGTCGTACGCGAGCGCGCCGAGCACGAGCAGCGTGAGCACGTACCCGATCATTCTCGTAGCTCGTAGAGCGAAGTAGTCAAGCGCTCGGGCTCTCGCCACCACAGGAGCTGGCCCTCGTCGTTGAACGCGAGGGCCCAGTTGCCGTACTGGACCACGTGGACCTTCTTTCGCTCCATCAGTACACTCCGCACAGGAACCGCGGCAGGAGGCAGCGCGTCGTGCCACCGCGGCGACGGTCGTGGAGCGTGAGCGATCGCAGCCTGACCGGCCGCCACCACCCGCGCCCGCCGGTGTGCAGGTGGAGGTGCAGCACGCGGTGCCTGCCGACCCCGACTTGGAAGGCGCGGCACGCGAACCCGTCGGTGACGTTGATCCTGCTCGTCGAGAAGTACTTCATCGCGTCACTAGCCACAGTTGCGACGCTACCCACGTCAGCACCGCGACGACCACGACGAGCGCGTAGCACTCGAAGTCTTCCCAGATGTTCTCACCGAAGTCGTTCATGCTACGCTCTCCTTGACGACGAAGGTCCGGTAGTACGCGCCGACGCGCGTCGGCCAGAACTGGTTTAGTCCGTTCGGGTCGTTCGCGACGCCGACCGGCGCGTACGTCTGCGCGATCGACGCGATGAACTGGGCAGAGTACACGAGCCGGCGGAATCCCGCGGCGACGCGCAACAGGTCAAACGGCCGCGGGAACACGATGAGGTGCGTGCGCGCCGTCGCGCAGCAGCCGCGAAGCTGCTGGAGGTAGTCGGGGTACGCGCTCGCCGGGAGACCGAACTCGCCAAACCCGGCGCGCGCCGCGCCGTCGGTCGTCGGGCCGCGCTCGTGGTTGCGCACCGCCGCGACGAAGTACGGGTCGACGCCGTAGCGCGGCGCCCACCTGAGGACGAGCGGCCACTCGGCGACCCAGTTCGGCGTGATCATGGGTCCACCGCCACGACGCCAGTCACGCCGACGCACGGCTCTCGCCCGTCGTCGATCGCACACCGCGGCGCGACGGCGAACTTACTCCCGGCCGCGGCCTCGGGCGAGACGCGAAACTGGATGCCCACGCCGCCGCCGCTCGACCCGTCGGGGCACGCGAGCGCGACGCGCAGCTCGCCGGGCTTCTTCGGCAGCACGCTCTCGAGGTCGAGGCAGCCGCGCAGCACGCCGCTCGTCTTCGTGCTCACGACGGAGAGCACGCCCGGCTCGTACGCCACGGTGGCGTCGTAACCGAGCGCCTGGTGGCTCGACGTGAGCATGAGTCCCATCCAGACGGTGCCGCCGGCCTTGGCGTGCGCGAGCGACGGCAGGAAGCGCGCTTCGCCGGCGCGGGCAGGCGCCGCGAGTGCCAAGACGAACGCGACCAGCAGCGCGCGCACGCGCGCCCGGTGCGTCGCCCCGTCCTTCCGCCGTTGCTGGACCCACTCGAGCGGCTGGGTACCGCGCAGCTCGCGGCGCGCGGCGAAACTCGGCAGCGCGTCGCTCGCGCGGCGATACGCGGTCCCGATATTCTTACCCGTTCGCATCTGCGGATGCTCGATGTTGGCTGCGGGGTCGACGGCGACGAGCACGCGCAAGAGATCAATGTCGTGCAGCCACGGATCCGGCTTATTAAAGACTTCGTTCGTCACGTCGACGAAGCATTCGTCGGCGACCTCGAGGAACTTCTGCTCGCGCACGTTCATCGTGGTCTCCCGGCGAACCAGAACGCCGTGAGCAGCGCGAGGAAGTACGCGAGCCCCCACAGCCACGTCCCGTACTCCAGCGCGAGGAGGATCATCCGTCCCACCCGACGTTGGCCACGCTATTGCAGCCCATGACTTCGAGGTGCGCGGCGCCGGTGACTTTCAGCGCGACGTGCTCACCGCCCGGCGTGACGCACTCCCAGCGGCTCACCTTGTCCGGCTTCGCGTCCGGCTTCGCTGCCGTGAACACGTCGAAGAGAACGATTGCCATGGACGCGATGAGCGCGGCGCTGAGGATCTTCTTAATCATGACCATTTCCTCCCGCTGTGTTGCGTGTCGCCGCGCGTCCCGTACGCCGAGCGACGCTGGCCATACTCCTTCTCGAGCATCCACAGCACCTCCCCCCTATCCATCACGCTCGGTTCGTAGGGCATCGGGTCGTGTCGTCGCGGCGCGAGCGCGAAGATGGAGTCGTACGCGCCCGGTCTCTCGAGCGGCGTGATCGACGGTGGTTCGCCGCACGTGTGCTCCTCCGAGTGGCGCGGGCACACGAGGTAGTAGTCGCCGCGCTCGCGGTACGTCGCGCACACGACTATCGTCGCGCCGCACGCCACCCCTGCGTTTGGCCCGCGTCCGGGCTGGTTGCACGTCACGTTCATGAGCTCGTCCGTCACTTCGGTTCTCCTTTGCGAGTGAGCCGCGCGATGAAGTCCTGCACCGCTCCCGTGCACGCGGCGCAGAGCCACTCGTACGAAGCCATCTTCGCGGCGCCGACGGCGAACAGCGACCTCGCCTCGGTCGTCACGTCGTCGCCGCACGCGCCGCACGTCTTCGTCTCTCTTTCGCTCATCACCACGCTCCTCTCCCGAACTTCCGCCCGCCGCCGGCGCCCTCGCCGAAGTCGTCGTCGTGAGTCGGGAAGTCGTCGGTCACGACGGCGCGCTCGCTCTCCGCCGCCTGGTACGCGTACACCGGCCGCCCGCCGCCGTGGAGCGAGAGGACGAGCGCGTCCGCCTTGTCGGGCGAGCGGCCGATCTTCTTCTTGAGGTCGTCCTTCGCGCACAGCAGCATGGACGGCTTGCGCTCCTTGATGATCCCGCGCTTCTGGTCTATCGTCTCGACGATGCGCCAGCGCAGCTCGAGCCAGTGCGCCAAGAACTCGGCGCGCAGCTCCGCGTCCTCGTGGACGTCCACGAGCCCCGCGTTTACGAGCCGGCCGGCGCGCACGTACATCAGCGTGCGGATGTTCTCGCACCACGGCTCACCGGGGAGCGGGTTGTCCATCCACTTCGGGCGCGCGCCGAACGAGACGCCGAGCCAGTCGCGCTTCATCACGCGCACCGCGTGATCGAGGCACGACGTGCCGCCGCCGCCCTCGTCGCAGTTCACCGGGCTTCGCGGCCAGCGGTCGGCCACCTGGCGCGCGAGGTCCACGCCGTCGCCTTTCTTCAGCACGACGGGCGTCCCGCACCGCGCGCGCGCGAGCGACTCCGGCCCGCGCCCCTCGAGTGCGAGCTGCGCGGCGCGGCGCAGGAGCGTCTCCGCTTCCTCGCCCCACGCCGGGACGGCGGTCGGGTTGTCGTTTCCTTCGCGCGCGGGGTCGAGCCCGACGCGGTCGGGCGGCGCGCTCGCGCCGTTCGCCAAGCGCGGCTCGCGCGTGACCTTGAACCGTGCGACCGCGGCGTCCCACGCGGCCGGGTCGCAGAGCGTCGACAGCGACGAGCGCGGGTACATGCCGCGCACCTGCGGGTCGAAGAACCCGCCCGGACGGAAGCACCGCACCGGCGCGTCCGGGTGGCCGCGCACGCCGTCGCCGCGCCCGCCGCGCTCGGGGAGGTGGAGCGGCGGGAGCGCGTAGAGGAAGTCACCCTCGTTCGTGTCAGGCTGGCGCTCCGGCCACGACCCGAGGTCGCGGCACTCGTCGCGGACGCGCGCGTCGACCACGAGGTGGCCGACCGCGGCGTCGATCACCGGCCGTCGCTCGACGACGTTCGGGTGGTCGAGCGCGGAGAGGTGGAGCGCCACGTACGAGCCCGCGCGCTCGCGCGCGGCGGCTGGCCCCGCGTCCTCGCTCGGGTTGTACGCGCTCAGGATCTTGTTCCCCGCCGACGAGCACATGCCCTCGACGGCGCGCCACGTCGGCTCGTCGGCGCCGTTCCCCTCCTCGAAGAGGGCGACCTGGTTCGCGTGGTGCCGGCCCGACGCGGTGTGCCGAACGTCCTGGTCCACGACGCGCGGCGGGGAGAACGCCTCCACGAACCAGTGCGGGCGCACGTACCAGAGGACCGAGCGCTCGCTCCTAATCCCCGGCATCGCGAAGCCGCGTGACTCCGCGCGCGCCGCGTGCTCAAGCATCGCCTGGTAGACGGTCGCGAAGATGGTGGACGCGTCGGGACCAGGCAGCAGGACTTGCGCCCCCTGCTCTTTATAGTCCCGCTCCTGAGAAGGAAGTGCTGCGACTGCGTCCATGCGGTACACGCCGTAAGCGGCGAGCAAGAAAGTCTTCCCCACGTTGTTCCCCGACGGCACGAGTACGCGATCGTGTTTCTCGAAGAGCACGAGCGCTTCCTCCTGCTGCGGCGAGAGCGTCAAGCCGAGGACCTCGCGGATGTACCGCGCCGGGTCGCCGGCGAACGCGCGGCGCTGCGCGAGGTCGCGCCGCCCGGCCGTCTTGTCTTCGCCGGCCGCTCGCTCGAGCTCCTTGAGGAGCTTCGCCTTCGCGAGCGGCGGCCACGTCCTCCAGTCCTGGTCGAGCGGCGTCGGCGAGTCGAGGCGCCTGGCGACGGTGATCGAGACGCCGGCCACTAGTCCACTCCATCCACGCGCGTCTGGGAGCGCCGTCCATTCCGCGCGCACGAGCAGCGCCGGTCGTGGAACGCCGCCTCGAAGAACGCGACGAGCACAAGGCACAGGCCGACGGTGACGAGGACGGCGGCGACGCCTTCGAAGAACGCGGTCACAGCGGCCGCAGTTCCTTCTGCGCGTCGACGAGGCTCGCGAGGAAGTTCACGACTCCGTCAGCGCACAAGTCGCACAGCCACCGCGTCGAGTGCGCGGCGGCGACGACGAACACGGTGCACGCGTTCGAGAGCGGCGTGCGGCAGATGTCACAAGTCATACTTTCTTCTCCCTGAGCCCCAGCCGCGCGAACAGCTGCTCGATGGCTTCGTCGATATTCGGGAGGTGGATGTCGAGGCGGTCGCTGTACTTCTCTGGCTTCATGCCTTTCAGGAGGAACGGCACGAGCCCGTCACTGTACCGCCTCTTGTCGTTCACGCCGTCGCGCGCGCGACCGACGGCGGCCGCCTCGATAGACTCGGTGCACGCCTGGACGGCCTCATCCCACGCGGTGGCGAACGCGAGGTCTCGCTTATACTCCGTGGCGGCGTACGCGCGCGTGATGTTCGCCTTCTTGCACGCGCCGATGACGGTGCCGTACTTCGCGAGCTCGGCGAGGAAGCGCTTGCGCCAGCCGGGCTTGATCGGTTTGTTGCGGCGCTTAGGTGTCGTGCCCATGGGCATGTTTCAGATTACCCTTCGTCCTGAGCTCGCAGTCGTACCAGTCTGGCTGCTCGATTACGCGGCACGTAACCTCGTCGCACATCAAGCCGAGCGCGTCGACCCAGTACCGTCGCATCACCGGAGCTCCTCGAGCGCGAGCCGCGCGAGGGCAAGCGAAGCGTCGACGCGCTCCGGCGCCATGTTGCCCTTCGACGCGTGGTCGAGGTTCTCGACGATGTTCGCGAGCATCGCGCGAACGCGCGAGATGACGAAGAGTTCATCGAACGGCCGCGCGGCGGCGTGGTCGCCGGGCGCGGCGAGCGCGTCTTCGAACGCGGCCGCCTCCCGCCGGTCCTTGAGGTTCGCCGCGATGAGCAAGTCTTCGGGTGCGATCGCTTCGCCTTCGAGGTTGGTGCGCTCGCCGTACTGGAACTTGTTGCCGTGGTGTTTCGACATTCGGGGTGGTCCCTCCTTCAGTCGGCGCAGACCTTAACGCGGGCGGTGGGGCGCGTCCAGACGCTGTGCGTCGCACGAGTGACGGTGATCATTTGCCTCGGGGTGGTCCCTCCTTCAGTCGGCGCAGACCTTAACGCGGGCGGTGGGGCGCGTCCAGACGCTGTGCGTCGCACGAGTGACGGTGATCATTTGCCGCGTAGAGAGGAGTTACAAGTTACAATTACAAGTCCTTCTAAGTTCTAACGTATAATTAAGGAGGTTGTTGCAACAGCTATAGAATACGTACTATAACCTAAGAAGCCCTCCAATTAGTAACTTGTAACTCTGGAAGCACGAACTTTCATGCGCGAGGACGTGTACTTCTATCGACCGTCGTGTTAAACAAGTCGAATGATGAACAAACGAGCAATTCACGACGGCGTGTGGCCGGCGCCAGGAAGGCCGCGCTGCGGCGCGATCGTCGTCCTCGCGACGACGGTCGCGACGGTGCAGCTGGGCCGGGGGCGCGACGGGCGCGTCACGATCTCATGCGACGGCGCGTCGACTTTCCTGTGCGGTGACGACTGGCAGCGCTGGGCGTGCGGCGTCATCGACCCCGCTTCGGGTCAGGGTGTCGCCGAGGTAGTCGTCGAAAAGATGGCATCAGGTCGGTACGCCGTGAGGCCCGCGTCATCGACCACGCTCGTCATGTACCTCCACCGCGTTCGCCCGAACGCGGTGGGGATGTGCCGCTGGGCCGCGTCGCTCTTCACCCCCGTCGCGGCCCGCGTATGAAGACGCCGACCCGGCTGATGCTGGACGACCTCGCGCGGTCGGGCCTGACGCCCGCCGACGCCAAGAAGATGGGCTGCGAGGCGTACGCGGACGCGCGAGACGTCGGGATGCGGTTCGCCGTTAGTTGCTACGTTATCCCTTACTTCAGGTCGAACGGTGAGCCGTACCCGCGCGACCAGCGCGCGTACCGCGTCCGGTACACCGCCCCGCTCCCGGGGTCGTTCGTCAAGCCGCGCAAGTACGACCAGCCGCGAGGCTCGCGACCGTACTTCTACTTCGCCCCCGGTCACGACTGGGAAGAAGTCGCGAACGATACGGCGCGCGAAGTGTGGTTCACCGAGGGTGAGAAGAAGGCGTACGCCGCGTGTGAGGCCGGCACCCCGACGATAGGACTCGGCGGCGTGTGGAATTGGAAGTCGAAGCGCCTCGGCTTGTCGCGCCTCCCGGACTTCGACTGCCTCGGCTGGGCGAAGCGCCCGGTCTGCGTCGCGTTCGACTCCGACGACGAGCAGAAGCCCGACGTGAAGAACGCGCGCAACCAGCTCGCCGAGACGTTGATGCACCTCGGCGCCGTCCCGCACTTCGTCGACGTACCGCCGTCGAAGGCCGGCGACAAGCAGGGGCTCGACGATTACCTCGTCGGTGGTGGTGACCTCACGACGCTCGACAAGAAGATCGTCCCGGGCGCCAGGGAGCTCTGGGCGATGAACGCGCGGTTCGCGAAGATCGAACGACCGCCGATGATCTGGGACGTGAAGAACCGCCAGCAGCTCTCGCGCGCGGAGTTCCTCGGGCTCGCGACCGCCGGCGAGCACTACGAGGACGCCGTGACCGGGAAGCAGAGGAAGACTGGCAAGGAGTGGCTCGACAGCGAATGGTCGAGGTCGCGGCGTGAGCACGCCGCACTCACGATCGACCCAGGCGGCGAGGAAGTCACGGCAGACGACGAGCTGAACATCTGGCTCCCGTCGGGCGTCGAGCCGAAGCGCCCGCCCCCGGGCGCACTGAAGCCATATCACGACTTCCTCGACTACCTCATGTCGGCGGAGTCCGAGACGCGCGAGGCGCTCGAGCGATGGGCGGCGTACCCGCTCCAGAACCCAGGCGCGAAGCTTCACACCGCCGTCATGGTGTGGTCGACCGTGCAGGGCGTCGGCAAGTCACTCTTCGGCCGGCTCGTCGGCGCGTGCTACGGGGGGCACAACACGCAGGAGATAGACGCGAACATGCTGTTCGACCACTTCGACGCGTGGAAGCTCGGGAAGCAGTTCATCAACGTCGAAGAGATCCACCAGGCGGAGCACCGTAATAACATCGAGAAGCTCAAGGTCCTCATCACGAGCCCGACGCTCAACGTGAACGACAAGAATAAGTCGGCCATCGTCATTCGCAACGTGATCAACTTCTACCTCACGTCGAACGAGCCCGACGCGATCAACATCCCGTCTGGCGATCGGCGCATCGCCGTGTATCACGTCGACGCGACGACGAGCGAGAACAGTAAGCGAGTCACGAATGGGTGGTTCAAGCCGATATGGGCGCTTCTCGACGGTGACGGGCCGTCGTGGCTCCTGTGGCACTTCCTCGAGGAAGTCGACTGCTCTGCGTTCGAGCCGCACGCACCGCCGATGATGACCGACGCGAAGCGAGAGATGATCGTCGACGCGCGAACGGACATCGAGGCGTGGATGGCGCGACTCGTCGACGAGGGTGACGCGGCGAGCGTCCTGTCGATCGACGAGACGGCGACGACGCGGGAGATCTGGGAGACGAGCGAGCTCGCCGACGCGTGCAAGATCCAGAATCCAGGCTGGCACCAGTCGACGCGCGCCATCGGCATCGCGGCGAAGAAAGTAGGACTCGAGAAACGACGCGTCGGCGGCGGCGGTGCGACGACGCTTTATGCGATCTTGAAGCGCGAGAAGTGGCGCGGCAAAGTCCACGACGCGTGGAACACATATTGGTGTGAACAGACCGGCAAACGCCACCTCAAGTCGGTCGAAGGCGGCAAAAAGAGAGAGGAGAAGTTCTGAGCATGTCGTACGAAGCGAAGGTGGTCATCGTCTGGGTCGCGGCGCTCGCCGCGGTCCTACTCCTGAGGGTGGTGCTCGGGTGAGCCGCTCGACGTTCGCGTACCGCGACAAGCGCCCGCGCGGCGACGTGCCGCCGTCGAAAGACAAGCCACGCCCGTCGACCGCGGCCGAGGAGGACGCGCTCGCCGCCGAGTCGGCCAGGCGCCGCGCGGCGGGCGAGCACCCCGACCCGCGCGTCCACTTCGCGCGCCCGTTCGCCGGCCAGCTGCGGCGCGTCGGGTCCGCGGTGTACTACGTCGGCCAAGACGGCGCGTTTCGCCGGCTCGCGCCCGAGGACCTGCTGAAGCTGCGGGAGAGGGAGGTGGTACCATGAGCATATGGTGCCGGTGGCCGCGCTGCGCCGCGTCAGCGGAGATGAGATGAGCCCGTACGCCTGGGCGATCATCGCCGCGGCCGCGGCGGTCACGACCGAGGCGACGTGCGTCCGACTCGCCGCCGGGCCGTACTGGCGCTACCTCTGGCTGTGGCTGCCGCTGTACGTGGCGATCAACTACCCGGTCTACCGGATCGTCACGGCGTCGGAGTCGCTGCTCGACGCGCTCGTGGTCTTCTCTGCCACGACGCTGTCGCTGCGCGTGCTCGTGACGCTCGTCGTCCTCCGCCAGCGCGTCGCCCCCGGGACGTGGGCGGCGGTCGCGCTCGTCCTCGCGGCGAACGTCGTCAAGAGGGCGTGGCGGTGAACGGCGACCGTGTCGTCGCCGCCGCCTGCCGCTGGCTGCCGCTCGCGTGGCTCGCGATGACGCTCGCGAGCTGCTACTTCGAGTGCAAGACAGGAGGGTATAGATAAATGAAGAACAGAGACGTGCTCCTCGAGGCGCGGTCGGTCGTGCGCGGCCCGCGCGCGCGGCACTACGGCCCGCCGCGACGCACCCTCGAGAAGATCGCCGCGCTGTGGTCGGCGTACCTCGGGCGACCGGTGTCCGCGCTTGACGCGTGCAACATGATGATCCTCCTCAAGGTCGCGCGCGTCGCGACCGGCAGCGCGTACCACCGCGACACGTACGTGGACGTGGCCGGTTACGCATACTGCGCCGAACTTGTCGGTTCTAGCGTTATCACCAAGACCGGCCGGATTCGAATGCCAGGCCCTTGGAGATGAGCCTGGAGCACGTGTTCTCGTGGCTTTCGGGCACGTCGTGCGACGCGCGATGCTCTAAGTTGTTAATAAATAAAATAAAAATAATGATGTACAATCGCGGCGGAATTGCGTATTCTATCATTTAGAAGGAGAGTGAATGAATGAAGCGAATGGTGTACGAGACGAAGAACGAGGCGACGACGGCGGCGGAGCGCGAGGCGTTCGCCGTTCCGCGCCGCGTGATCGACGAGCACCGGCGCGCCTTCGCGGTCGCGTTCGCCGACGACGAGCCGCGCTGCCGCGCGTGCGAGCTCCCCGGGAGCGAGTGCGCCTGCGAGCCGTGCGGGGTGTTCGAGTAAAGATGCAAACTGATGGCAGCCGGACGGAACGGGGCCGGCGGGAGAGAACGAGAATGGAAAGAACATCATCGAAGAGATTCGTCGTCATGTACGAGGACGGCTTCCACAGCGCGCCCCGGTCGCGAGAAGAAGCGAAACGAGTGGCGGCCGCCCTGCGATACGCGACCAGCCGGCGCGCGACGGTCGTGCGCGTGCTCGCCGACCTAGTGAATTGCTTCGGCGGCGAGGAAGCGCGGTCATGATGAGAGTAAAGGCGTTCGTCGCGCCGCTCGACGTGTACGAGGTCATGAAGCGATCGACCGGCCGGAAGACCTGGCAGGTCGGCCGCTGCCGGCAGTGCGATACCGACGTCGTGATGCACTGGTCGCCGTCGCGCGAACGCTACTGCCCCGGGTGCGGTGGCGTGGTGTCGACCACGTGGAAATCTCAGTTCGAGAGTGACGATGCGGCCGCGAGGTCGCTCGACAACATCAGGCGGTCGGCGTAACAAGGCCGACGGGAGAATGACCATGAGACAGAAGAACACGACACCGATGATCGAGAACGTCGACGCGCTCGCGCGCCGCGCGGTCGAGCACCGCTGCGACGCCACCTATAAGCTGAGCCTCGACGTCAGCGACGCGTGGGACGACGCGGAAGCCGGCGCGCGCTGGCGCGAGTGGGACAACCACGTCTGGTCGGCGTTCTGCCAGATGTACGGGAACCTCTACGACTACGCGGAGAACCACCCGATCCGCGTCGCGCTTCGTGGTACTTGCGCCTCGTCGCAGATCCTGAAGCCCGGGCAGCACAGAGTAACGCGGTACTTCCTCGAGTCGAAGTACGCGACCAGGTTAGAGCTGAGCGACGAGCTCGGCAAGCTAGTTGACGGCGTGTGGAAGACGAAGAAGTCGAAGTACGGCGGACGCGACGAGCGCGTCGGCCGCGTCACGCTCGCCGGGATCCTCAGGCGGCTCGGCCGGACGGACGTCGGGAAGGTGGTCAAGCAGGCGCAGGTCGACGCCGCCGCGCGGCACCTGGTCGGCCAGCAGAACTGCGCGCGCGCCGCCGCATATGAGCGCGTCATCGACCTGGTCAAGACGATGAACGCCGTCGAGCTGCTGTTCATCCCGCGCACGGTCGGCGACACGCTCTGCGTGCTGGGCATCTACGGCTCGATCAACCGCGAGCCGGTCGGCGACGAAGCGCTCGACCTCGCGCTCCCGAACCTCGTTGCGCCAACGACCTGCGCTTGCCCGACCCCGGCTGATTGCCAGTGCACGGGGTCGTACGCCGTCCTGGAGGTGAACTAGTGAACGGCGACGCGACGAAGGTCATCGACAAAGTCAAGAAGCTCCTCGCGCGTTCGACCACCGCGCGCGGGGCTACCGAAGCCGAAGCGGCGACGAGCATGCGCCTCGCGATGGAGATGCTCGCGCGCCACGACATGACGATGGACGACGTGGCGACGCGCGGGGATGACGAGCCGTCGCACGTCGGCGAGGGCATCGCGCACGAGGGGCGCCACCGGCGGACGCTCGCGTGGGCGCTCAGGTGCGGGCAGGCGGCGGCGGCCGCGACGTTCTGCCACTACGTGTTCCGGCGCTACGGGGCGA